GCTGCTTGCAATGCTGTCTGCTGTGAGCGCACTGCTTCTTTGTATGCAGCGTTGACGTTTTGGAATGTGTCGCCGCCAGCGTGCATTGCTGCTAAGTATTCAGCAGGGGTTGGCATTGCAAATGCGCGTTTTGGCTGTGCAAACAGTTTTTGTGCTGATGCCTCAATGACTTCAGGTGCGTTTTGTTCTGACATTTCGACTTCCTCCGGTGGCTGTGGTTCTGTGTTTTCTTCGCCTGCTTCAGTATTACACAAATCTTCAGGGTTTGTGTCAATACTTGCAGCGACTTTTGTTATGACTGCCTCAGAAAAAGCAGGCTGGGGGACTAGCGACAATTCGAGCCACTGGGCGGCCTCGACGATCATCACGCCGTCTTGGTCATAAGTAAATTTGGTGGGGTTTACGCCTACTGACACGCTGTCTAGCACGCCGTCAGCTGCCAGTACTAGGGCCTCGTCACCCAATGATGTAGCGCTAACTTTGGCTGAAAAATACATGTTTTCTTCGTCGTCAGCGCGTTCGGTGACTAGGCCTATGGCTTGGCTGGCGTCGTGTTGCATGTAGAGCTTTGGGGCCTTGCCGTCTGTTGGGAGGCTGCCACGCAAAAACATAACTTCTGTACCGCTGGCGTTTGCCACCACGTTGTATGGCACTGCAATGCCGGTAATGGTGCGTGTTTCTGGGCTGTCAGGTGCGGCAGCGTCAATAGTGAACGTGCTGGCTGTTACTCGAATCATGCTAATTCCTCCTGGGTATTTTCATCGTCAGGCGTCATAGCGTCTGCGATGTAGTTCTCTTCTAAGTAATTTTTTGCGTTGAATTTGCAGTAGGTGCCGCGTGGCAAAACGTTGTTTTGGCTGAGTGTGCTGGCGATGCAATCAGCGTATGGTTTCACGCCAAAAATGTAAAGGTCAGCGCGGCTTTGCTCTGAGCTGGTGTATGCGTAAGAGCCAGTGGCGACGCCGACAAGGTATGGCGGTATTCCGCACAGGCGCGACAAGTCGAGCGCGCTGTACTGTGCGCTTTCAATCATCAACATTTTGTCGGGCGTGGCGTTGCTCGGCTCGTATGTCAAAAACTCGTTAAGCACCGCCGTTTGCGAAGTCAGACGCGCCTGGTTAAAGGCGGCCCCAATATCGGCCAACTCTGTTGCACTTAGGGGCTCGCCCCCCGTTTGTTTCAAGATGCCAGACGGTAGGGACGTCCTCGCCATGTTGTAACGGCTTTCTTGAATCTTAAGCGCGGTCGCAATGGTTTCTTGGCTGCTGTAAATGATGCCTTGAATGGGTGACAAGAACTGCACTACATCATTTGTCGGTATTTGATTACCAGCAAAATAGATGTCATTGCTAATGCCAAAGAATACTGGGCCCTCGTTTTGGTCAGGGGTTGTCACACTGCCGGCAGGTATGCGCGTGAACGATGCAGGGAAACCGTCGGTTGTGCGTGAGCTGATGTACCAGAATGCCCTGCCATAAAAGAGCAAGTCGTCAAGAGTCCAGGCCATTAAAAAGTTGTAGGTAACTGTCGGGTCAGGCTGGCGTAGCCATGACCTCGGCGCAATGTTGACCTGTTCCATTTCGCCTGTCGAGTCGTTGTAAACCTCGTTGTACATTTGCAAAGGCATGCAAGCAATGACGCTTGCGAGCAGGTCGCGCGAGCGGCTGACAGTTGCCAGGCTCATTGCGCGGTTGCGTGCTGTGCCCTCATGGTACTGGTAGTACTGGCCGATGGAATTGACGCCGCCAACGCCTACGGCAGCTTGTACTTTTGGTGCCTCGGGCTGTGCATTAACAGTCGCTGGCGAAATAGCCGCTTTAGTCACTTGCTTGTTTCCAAAAATGCCCATGTTTTATTATGCCTCAAAACCTAAGTTTGTGTAGTGATCGCTGGCGTGTATCCGGCAGGATCGCCAGCGACCACCGACAACAGGTTAGCCGTTGATGACAACTAGCACAGGCTTGTTTTTGGTAATTGGTTTAGATGCCAGCGCGCTAGCAAAAACCATACAGCGCGCCAGTTCTATAGGGCCTGCACTCTTAGCACTCGATAAAGCGCTGCCAGCCTGGGTCTTGACCATTACGGCCCTGTCGCAATGCTCGGCCAGCGCGTTTTCGCCAGTATGAAACAGCCTGTTTTCAATAATCATGTTGCGCACTAAAGGCGTGTATTTGAGCAGTTCGCCGTAGCCCACAGTTTGCGAGCGCCGGCGGTAAACGTCTGGCAGATGCAAATCCAGCATTGGGGTTATGGCTAGGTTTACTGTCGGGTCAGCCAGTACGCGCACAACTTCTTGCCACATGGCCTGCTCGGACTCGACAGCAAACTCGACTGTGCAAGTAACGGTGCCGTCAACATGGCCCACTGACCTGACGCCCACATAACGCGAGTCATCCAAGCTGCTGTCTATAGCAAGGGTGCCTCCTGTCGGGCTTATCGTGTCTGTCTGGCATTCTGCCCACTTGCCCACAGGCAGCCAGCCTTGTGCAGCTGCAACCCACAGGTTTAGGTGAGCGCGCAACCAAGATGACCTGTCAGGCGACTTGCTGGCCGCCACTAAAGCATCGAGGCTGACGGTAACGCCGAGCGCTGGGTTTGCCCATGCCCACCATTGCTGATCGTCAACATTTATGCCAGGCGGAGGCGACCAAGACGCAAAGTACAGCTGCCGAGAAATGCCGGCGTCAATATCGTTTATGCCCTGTTCGCGCATACGTAGCATCGCGGTACTCGACTCATCGCCAGCCGTTGACCAACACGAAAATAGAGGATTAGGCCGCGCTATCTGCGATGGCTGCAATGCGTCAAATACAACGGTGGGTTGGATGTTCCAAAGCTCATCGCACACAATGAGATCGTTGCTGCCGCCGTGTGCGTTGCCAGGCGTTGCGGCCCTGACCTCCCAGCGGCTGCCGTCTGGCATGTCAACACTCTTACGGCCCAAAGCGCGCAAAGGCTTGCCGTCAAAATACTCGGTAAGTATCGGTTGCAGATACATGAAAATAGCCTCGGCCCTGTCAAGTTTGTGCGCAGTGCTCAAAATGTTTTGTGGCGTACCGCGCAGCTGCGCAAACTCTGTAATCCACCAACCAATAAGGGCAGATAAGGCAACTGTCTTGCCCTGTTGTCTGGCCGTTTCTACAAGCGACTGCGAGCGCAACAACTTGCCTGTTGCATCATGTTCCAACTGCCCACTAAGCGCATGCACCTGCCAATCCATCAGCGTTTTACCCATGTACTTTTGTGCCCAAGCCGCAACAGCAGGCCCATACGACAAATCCCCAAAGCGCGCACTTTCCAATCTAGGCAACGCTCGGCCAGTCAGAGCCAATCGAGGCTGGTCATCGCCAGTTACCGCCAGTTCAGGCTGGTTTTCCAAAAAGAGAGAGTTTGAAGGATGCGGGGTTTCAATTTTTTCTGTAAAAAAATCAGAATTTTTGTTTTTTAATATTTCGTTTCTTTGTTGCATTATGTGTGCTTGTTTGCGTGCTTTGTATATGGCTCCGCGCTTGGCGTTGCAGGGTTTACATGCCGGCACCAAGTTGCTCGTACTATCGTCACCCCCTCTGTCGTGCTCAATGAGATGGTCGCACTCTGTTGCTGTGGCTCCGCACCAATGGCATAGCGCGCCAGGCACAAGTATTTGCTGCCTAAGTTTTTGGGGGAGGTTTCTACTGGTTGGCATTTGTTCCATTCTAGTTTGTGTGCAGACTGAGCTCTAGTCCCCCGTCGGGGTGCCTCAACCCAACTACCTATTTCTTTTAATCATTGCCTCACTGCCTCGCTAGACGTCTCGCATATCCCGTGTTAGCGCGCAGTGATCTACCCTCGTTTCCGAGTGTTAACCAGCAGAGTGCAATCCCCTACGTGGCCTGTGTGCGTGTTATTCAGTTGTGTGTATTTACTGCTCGCTTGGCGCGTGCAGCTTCATGAACTCTTCGTAACGTAGCGCCTGAACTGGCTTGTGGCCGAGTTTTGTTAGTACAGCATTCATTTCTGCGTGCCCCTCGACATAGCCGGCAAACATTGACGGCCCGTAACCAGTTGTCACATAGTTAGTCATATCAACTGGCTCAGGTTTCTGCATCGGGCCTTTCTTAATGGCGCGCAATATAGACAACACGTCAGGCAACGCTGGAAATGACTTATGCCTATGCATCACCTGCTTATACATTGCTGGCAGGTCTGCTGTGTCGTATTGCAGCAAGTCTCGACTAGCGCGCCAAGTAGTAATAACCAGGTCTTCATCAAGGCTGTATGGGGATGCTGGATATAAGCCGCGCAACATTTTCACCATGTGTGCAACATCGTCTTTAGTCATAATGGCGCTCCATTCAATAATCGGTTTGTAATAAATTGCATATCTGATGGCCTCCATACGTAGGCCTCAGCGCCGGCAGCGTCAAGTGTGCGTAACCAGTTGACTTGTGCTGGGTCTAGTTTGCCGCGCTCAGTCTTGAGCTCTGCGAACACTAAACCTTTTTCTGGGTGTGCCATGCAAATGTCTGGGAAACCTGAATGCCCTTGTATAGCGGTCATCCATTTACCGCCCACCTGGGAGGCCCTGAAGTGCGTAACACGCCAGCCGTACATGATGGCCAGCGCAATAACCTTGTTTTGGAATTCTTTCTCGCTAATCGCAACCATTAGCCGTCGCCTTTAATGTCGAGTACCGCTGGTTCCCATGTCCACACGTAATAGCCGTGAGTAAGTGTGATCTTGTCGCCCCAGGTCATCCAGTCGTTGCTGTAGCGCCGCACTAATGGCGCAACGTAACTGTTGTAGGTCATTTCATAGTTGTATTTATCCCAGCAATCGCCCACAAATCTGAGCACAATCCTGTTGCCTTTTGGGTAAACCTTTATTTCGTAGTAGTCCTCATCGGTCATGATCGCCATTAGTTTTTCTTCCATCGTGAGAGGTCTTGCACCATTGCTTGCCAGTCGTCGCGAAATCGGTTGCGGTCTTCTTTGGTGTCATGCAACAGACTCGAATAGCCCTGCAACACTTCTTGCAGCTGCACAATCTCTGCCTGGTGTTGCGTTATCTCTAGTTTCAAGTCTTCTATTTCCTGCAACGCATTCTTAAGCAGGCGCGCTTGGAAATTCTCTAAATCGTGACGCGCCCTGTCTTGTGCAGGTATTGCACTAATAAACGCGTTCCATATCTGGTCATCGCTCAAAATGGCTCCTCCGCCTCTAATGGCTCGGCTGGCACTTCGCCATTAACCAAAGCCTCAATTGCTTTTGATACCTCGTATTTAGACATTGAGGCAATGTTCAAGGGTGGCAGCAAGCCTGCTTTTTTCAGTTCGCTTTTGTATTTCCAGAGTTGCTTTTCGCTTGGCGCGTTTGCTGACTCTGTTATTTTCATGTCGCCCTCATAGCGCACAACCTTTTGCATTTCTTCTCGGCTGGGTCGCTTTGATGCGTCAGAGCCGGCATATCCAACATTGGCTAATGCTCGACCAATCGCTGAGGTTTCGCAGTTCTCCATGTGGCTTGTTGAGTTCACGCCTTTTTCAGTGTGGTGTTCCTCGGCCCAGCCAGTTGAAATCAACATGTCGCCCTCGTACAGCTCTGCCTTGAAAATGCACCAGCCGCCAGGCTCGTAAGCGTGCAATGTGGTGATGACGCGAGGCACAACTGAAGACTTCACAACAGTTTCCAGCCATCGAGCGAGCCTGCTTGCTACTGGTTCATAATCGTCAAGGTTAAAACCCATTATTCCCACCTGCCTGTTTCGTCGTAGTTTTGTATCCAATCGGCTGCCCACAATGTCACCAAAGTAAACACTGTCATGACGCCCACAAATGCGAATAAGCCAAATACGTTGCGCATCAGATACCTCGCCATACTCGGATAGGCGCGCAATGGCGTCTGTGGCTTGGCCTGTAATCGCCTGTAGGCACAATGAGGCCTGCGTTAGCGCAACGTTTCATGACTGGGCCTAGCGCCCTGTTGTCGTGCACTTGGCCAGTCATGCCTAAATTGTCAAGGTATCGCCACACATCATCGGTTGTGAAACCGTTTACAGCTGACTTTGCTAACCAGGTGACTGCTGTGTCAGCGGCCCTTAGCCAGTTGCTGTCTGTGTTGCCCTCGACACTCTCCATTGCTGCATCGCGTTCAGCGATGGCGTCAAACAAGTTGGGGTGTTCCATATTTCCTCCTGCCGTAGTACTTGGAGTCAACATAACATATTGAAACAAGCAGGTGTGACATTTACCGTTTGCCGCTTGTGGCGCGCCAGTTGCCAATGCCAGATGTCTTGTACAGGTGTGCCGCGACAGCCAAATTGCAGGCTGGCTGTAATAAAACCGTCATATCGCCATATCGGGTTTTGCAGACTTTTGCCGTCACAGTTACCCAACTGCTATTTATCTGTAACAAGCCGCTGTCGTACGTTCTAACGGCCCTACAGCGCTTGTAGAGCGTCGCTGGCGCTCGTTTGCAGTCTTTGTACGACATGCCAGGCTGATAGTTCCAGCCAATGGCTTTTGGGTCGCACCTTGACTCTCGATACATGATGGGGCTGAATAGCGCAGGCGGTAGCCCTGCCTTGCGCATGGCGTCATGGTACTTCGGGCAGGCTTTGACTGGCTGTGTTGCGCTGTGCGCTGGGCCTGCTGTAATTGTGAGCGTGGCGACCATGACTGCCACGACAATGCGCCTAATAGGTGCCTCTAAACATGTATGCCTCTTTTCTGCCGGTGCAAAAACCCTAGCAAAAGGTCAGCCGTTTTGGGCACTATGCAGGTCTAGGGATGCTTTTCCAAGCCTCAACAAAAGCATTAGGGTTGTCTGCCATTGCTGGCGTCAGCTCTACATGTAGCCATTTTCCGCCACCTGAGCCGCCGTTAGCGGTCTCTGTCCAGTCTTTCCAGCCTGGCTTGCCGTCACGATTACAGCGCCAGCCTCGGCCCCACTTCTCAGTGCCAGGCTTAGTTGTGCCGGCGTAGTCGTGCACTTCTTCAATGCCCAAAACCTTGTAGTTAGCTACTAGCCAGTTTGCCCACAATGCAGCTGTGGCTTTGTCTTTGTAGCCAATATCGGCTGCTCGACCTGTGGCATGTACTGACAGGCGGTCTGAGCCGCGCATGTTTCTTACGGCCCAGGTGCCAAGGTTGCTAAAGCCTTTCTTGCAAATGATGTCTACAAACTTTTCTGTGCCGGCGCGCTTGCCTGCAGCTGCGCCGTCGGTCGTGCCGGTGTACTTCATGGCTTGTTAATAATGTCAGCAATACGATGCAAAAGGTTTGCAGCTGCTTGGCGCACAATTTTAAGTAAGCCTTTTTTGTCGTCGTCATTCATCGGTTTTGCCTTTCGGTTTATCTTTTAAGCC